CCATACTCTTCTTTGTATCTTGTACGATACATTCTAAGGGAGTTGAGAATCATATGACGAATTAGTTGTTCATCAAAGGTTTTATTTATGATAATACTTGCAAGAGCAATACCGCTGTAATCAACAATAATCATTAGTGATATCTCCTCCAAATATATACATCCCATAGTGTGGCGTTCTCAATGCCGCCTTTAGGATTACCGCCATAAACAAAACCATATTTTGGCTTACGGCCTTTCTTTTCAACTCTAAACTTTTTGGTAGTATTAGAGTTTACAACTCTTACAACAGCTTTCACTGTATCATATTCTTTCATATCTTCAGGATTAGAAGGATCAAACCTTCCAACCCATGATGTTGATCTTTTGTGTTTACCTATAAAAATTCCCATAATAACTACGCTTTCTTCCATGTTGGAAATTCCACATGGACCGCTCCGTCAAAATCAAGAGTCGATTCATGTGCTAATTGCATTTCACCATCAGGGTATTCTACGTGGTAGTTACCCATACCCATATAAGATATTATCTTAACATAATCATCAGTAAAGTGACATCTTGCAAATCTTAATTTCATTACACGACCTCCTTGAAGCCGATTGGCATACACTTAAACTTTTTATATTCTTTATTGTTGAACCAAACAGTAAAGGTATCGCCGACCATTGAGCTTCTTAAGCCTGAACCGTCGTTTCTGTGATGAAGAACTTCAACGTTATCGTTGGCATCACTACCGATTTTTTTAGACCATGAACCGTCTGTATTTTGAGTATATCTAAAAGCATAATTTAATGCTTCGTTGATACTTGATGTTTGAGTTTGAATTGATGCCGCGTTATAAGGCGTACCACCAAAATCATTATTATATGTAACTACTACTTCTATCATAACTAAACTCCCTTTAATAGTTAATTTTTTATTTTATAATTATATTATACACTAAAAATAAGGGAATGTACACTAAAAAATGCACTTTTTTCAAAAAAAGTGATGAACATGTTAAGTATATCTTTTCCAAAGCTTGTGAAGAATATAAAACCAAACAGAATTTACTGCTGGTTCTACAATAGCAACTGCACCAGATTCCCATATACTAGCACCAGTAATAATACTTACCACCGCCATGGCAATTATGACGTGGCCAACAAAGAATATAATGGCTAACGTTAAACTACTATTTTTTAAAAGATTCTTACACACTTCAAATATACCCGTTTGAAACTCTGTCTTTTTTTCTATCTTCTTACCGTACACAGCCTTTTTCCATTCTGGACTTTGTCTTAACTTCCACAACATCCAGTCATAGTACCGCTCTGGCTCTGGGCCAGGATCTGGTAATTCAATATATTGACCTGTTCCTGTCATATCCTGTGTATATTTATTACTCATTTACAAACTCTCCTGCCATTGGAAATACATTTGATATTGCTTTTGCGCAAGCCTTTGCCACCTCGATACATTCTTTTTGAGTACCATTAGCCGAACGTAATTCTATAAAATGGATCCAGCTTCTTATTGTACCGTTCATGTACAGTCTTGATTTTGTTAATCCTTCCGGTAAGACTGCTCTCGCGACTTCCTTAGCGATTCCTTTCTTGATAGCTGCTTTATAAACTTTTTCGCACATCCATATGACTCGCTTTTGTTCTCGTTCCCAGTCAATTTGGAAAGTCCTATCATCAACTTCGACACTATTTTGTCGATTCTTTGTATCTTGCATTCTCGCTTCTCGTGTGACAAATTCTAACTCCTCTACTGGATTAGCATACCTTTGACTAAATTCTTGAAAACTAAAACTTCTATGTCTTAATAATTGTCTTGCAATGTCTCTTGTAGTTTCTATCTCTATGCAAGCGCTTACCATTTCAAACGGTGACCAATGTTTGTATTTTATTAAATATCTTAATAATTTTTCTGCAGTTTCTTTATTACTTTGATTAGAAGGGTTTGAAACTCTAGCGCAAAACGCAACCAAGTCCTGACTACTCAAGACTAAGTTTTTATGCGATTCATCATCACCCGTGTCCCAAATTTTGAATTCAGATGGTTTACTATAACTAATTAATTCTGCTTTCATATTTTTACTGCCCTAAAATTTTTTAATCCAAAATCACTAAATTTGCTATTATTACCATACTTAACATAACAAATTTTACAAGCTTGCTCATCATTAAAAGCAAGTACCATGTCAATATATTTTCCTTTACAAAAGACATTATATATGTTATAATTTGAAATCTGCAAATCTTTTACCTGTTTCTGTTTTATCAAACACTGGTGTGTCATCTGTTAACGTTTGTTGATCTTCTTCTACATCATACAAACGCATTTTGCTTCTATCTACACCTATTACAAATCTTTTATGAATAGTTGGATCGTTATAACGATTTTTTAACTGCTTAATTTTCAGCTGTCCTGTTCTTTCAAGTTCTTCAGAAGAAATGATTGCAAACATTAAGTCTGCGGTTGCGGGTAATCCAAAAGACTCACTTGTATCCTCAAGCCCAATATCCGAGTTAGAATAACCAGAACGAGTCGTTTGCGTTGCAGAGAAGATCGGTAAGTCGAACTCGACCGCAAGGCCACGTAATTCTTCAGCAATTGCTTTAATGTAAGAGTATGAGTTGATTGCACCGCCCATTCCTTTCATTCTTGATGATGCACAGATATTTAAATAATCTATGAATATTAAATCAGGTTCAAATTGTCTTTTCAATTTAAGTTCATTTAATAATGCACGAAAATGACCGGAATGTGCAGAACCGGTTGGATATTCTTTAATTATTAATTTACCTGTAGTTTTCTTTGCAATGTTGTTGACCATCAAAGAAAACCTGTCTTTTGATATTTTATCGAGTTGATCAATAGGAACATCAAGTAAATTAGCATCTATTCTTTCTGCAATTCTTTCTTCAGCCATTTCCATTGTGATGTATAAAACATTGAAACCTTGTACTAAAGCTGAGGAAGCAACATGACACATAAATAAAGACTTACCGACACCGGTACCAGCGAGAGCAATATTAAGAGTCTTACGCGGGACACCGCCTTTTGTAATGGTATTGAAGTATTCCAAATCGAATGGAAGCCTGTCTTCTTCTGTATGATAAAATTCATATCTATCCTCCGCATTTTCTACATAATCGTGACCAACTTTTAAATCAAAGCCAACACCTAATGCTTTAGTTAATAAATCAGGTAAAGCACCTTTAGTTAATTGTTCATGTTTTCCATCAATAATTGATATTGATTCCATAATTGCAAGATATATTGCACGGTCTTGACACCACTTTTCTGTAGTGTCCAATAACCATTTATCATCTACCTTTTCACCAGCAAATAATTGTGGTACAATATCCATAGCCAAATTATATTGTTCATCATTTAATTTATCGGCATTATCGAGTTCTATTTTAAATGATTCGGCGTTTGGTAGCTTATTATATTTTGCTACAAACTTACCAGCTTCACGAAATAGTATTCGATATATACCTTCAAAGTAATCAGGTTTGATGAAAGGTAATACTTTACGCATATACTTTTCATCAGTTAAGAGATTACGTAATATAGTTTGTTCTAAATTAGTAGGCATAGGCAGCTTTTCTTAATTCCTCATCTATTTCTTTTTGTACTTCTTCAACTCTACTTTCTAAGTAGCTTATTGAAGTATGAATATGACCAGTGTCATGCGGTTGCAATTTACTTTTTGCTATTGCAATTTCATCCATTAATAATATAAGTCTTTGACTAGTCGTTACTTTCATCTTTCACCTCTCTTGTTAATACATTACCTTCTTCAATACCTCTTGCCATTATTTGCTCCAACATAATACCAGCAAACTCTTGAAGCTTTTTATTTTCTTTAGTAAGTTCAGTGTCTGGTGTGTAAACAATGTCAAAGTTAAATGACATGTATTTGTCTTTACCTTTCCCATTAAATTTTACTACACCAAACTTCAACACGGTTTCGGTGAACGTGCCTGAAAGTATTCTTACATTCCAAGCTTGTTCATCACCTTTATCTGGAATTATTTGATAGTGCTTATCCTCAACTAAAACCATTAATGTTGATCCAATTTTTCAAGATTAACTACATTATTAAGTATTGAATACTTATTAGTGACATATTGTTTAAAATCGGTTTCTTCAATAATAGGCTGCCAAAACTCTTCGTTTAACGTGTCTTTTTCTCGAACTTTTGGTTCCACCAATTCTCCAGTTGATTTATCAATTCTGCAGTACCAACCAGGGCTGGGCTTACTAACATAATTGCCAGACATAGCAACGTCAAGCAGGCCAGACCAATACTGCACACCGCCGTCCCAACTAACAGAAATAGGAATTTTAGACTTTTCTTTAACATATCTTGATTTCTCCACATTGATAACAAAGTGGTAGCCTTTTATTTCAGTACCTTGTTTATCTTGTTGTCTACCAATAATCCAAATATTATCTGCACTGTAGTATATGCCGGTACCGCCTGATACTACATCCCTTGGAAATAAACCTATTTCCTTATAAGTATGATTAACTGCAAGTAAAGGTATGTCTTTCATATTTAAATATGGTGTTGTCATTCTAAACAAACCTTTAAGTGCTTTTGCCCTTGACATATCTGCCACTGACTTTTCATTGATTGCATCTTCCAATTCTTTTTTAGATGCAAGGTTACCAACTGAATCTATAATGATAATTACTTTATCACCACGATTCAAACCTTCAAGTTGACTTATCATATCAAACTTAAGTTCTTCTACATTTGTTATTGGTGTATGTAATACACGACTTGTATCAATATCAAAGTTTTCAAAGTATGCTTGCGGTGAACCAAACTCTGAATCATAAAATAATAATACAGCATCATCATACTTTTTTAAATATGCACTTGCCATAATCAAAGCAAATGATGTTTTAAAATGTTTTGATGGACCAGCTAATACAGTTAAGCCCGGTGTTATACCACCGTCCATTGAACCTGATAATGCTACGTTTATCATAGGTACACTAGTTGGTACCATATCTTTTTCATTAAAAAATTTGGAATCAGAAAGTATCGAAGTAAAATCACTTTTACTATTCTTTTTTAATTTATCCATTATTGACATGCTATTCTCCTACAAATAATATAATTATACCATAAAAGCATCTAATTGTAAAGGTTTATTTTCACTAATTATTGATTGCTTTCGATTATCTTGTACCATAAAGTCTTGATCCCATAACTGATTGTTCAATCTACCATCACAAAATTTTAAAACATGTTCTGCCATATCACTTGCTGTTGTGACTGGTACATTTTGGCAAATATGATTTAAATTTTTAAGACCACCTTGTAGTATAAAATCTTCAGGTAATCCCATAATGCTTAAGCATTCTCTTATTGTTAAAAATCTATCTTCATCTGGATGTGTAAGTTTGGTAGGTGCGCTACCTACAAAAGCACCAATATAATTCTTTGGCACATATACACCTCTTCTCATAATGTTTCCACCAGATGCTAATTTTTCATACATTACTTTACAACGCTGTGCTTGTTTTTCATAGCCGTGTGAAGACATCCAATTTGCTACACCGTCATAAGAATGTTCATTATCTTCTATGTAATGTAGAACATCATAGCTTTTCTTTATTTTATTTTGAAACTCTTTATGAGTTATACCACCGTGCATTTCTTCTAAGACATAACGGTAGTATGGGTCTTGTGAAGGAACACTTGTATTTGTGAGGACATTCATAGGATCATCAGATCTGCGTTTCACGGAACGTATCGTATCCTCAATTTTTTCATGTTCCCTTTTTATATATTCAAACTGAGGAACTTTATCACCTTTCCAGAAAAAATAAAATGATCTATCTCTTACTTGTCCGAGTCCATGGAGGAGAGACTTCGTTTTATATAAGCTGAAAGTATATCCAAACTCTCTTCCAATTGCTCTGAGATTTTCCACAATCGGCTGCCCCATTTTTGAAGCGAGTCTTGGTGCATTTTCACCCCAGAATACTTGAGGTTTGAGTGTACCCAAGACATAATTAGCAGAGGTAAGCATCCAATCGTTAGCAGCAGCGTCAGAAGATGCCGTAGTATTGAGGCTAGACAAACCAGCACAAGGGCACACGGTGTTAACAACATCGACAGAAGGTAGATCATAGTTCCTGTCGTTTCCCAAAAGATAGTAGGGAACTTCTCTTTTGTAGTACTCCACCAAGTGAGTATCGTTTGCTTTGAAATCTTCATAACTTAATATATACTCCGGT